TCAAATGATCAGTTTTTTCCACTCCTTACCGCGTGCATCGTTGTAAATATCGGTCATTTTTTGATTCGAATGACCCAGCAAAATTTGGGTATCAATTCCCTGCTCTCTGAACAATCGCTCCGATAAAGATCTCTGCTCATGGAAAGAGGGTGGGGTGCCATTAGCACGCCAGTTGTAATCCACAGAATCCCGCGCTTTTTTAAATGCAACGGTTAACGTTGCTGGCTTAACCATCCCGCCGCGCTTAGCTGTCCCTTTCGCGTGATGATGGTGCAATAGCCACGGACTAAGAACGCAATCGCGACAGGATGACACCACATCATCCAGGGTGAGATTTAATTTATCGCAACGCAGAGCCAGAGGGATGGCAATCCGGGTTCCTGTTTTTTGCTGTTCGACATGAAGATAACCATCCCGGATATCCGAAAATTGCATTTTGCAAATATCTGAAAGGCGCTGGCCTGTCATCAGTGCCAGCAGCATACCGCGCTGTAAAAAGTAACCATCCTTTTCCGCAGCGTTATAAATCATCATCCACTCATCAAAAGTCAGTCGCTGTCTTGATATCCGCACCTGCGGTTTTTTTGCCGATTCTGCAGGGTTAAAGCCTGGCGGGACATCGCCTGTTTGCTGAGCTTCCCGGAAAACATCGATCAGTACCTTCCTGAAAATTTGTCCCATTCTGTTATGTCCTCTGGCCTTGTACTCTTCCAGCACCGATACCACATCTTTTACGGTTATGGCATCTAACGGTCTGGTGCCAAAACGTTCATCAAATACCCTGAGAGGGGCCACTTTTTGTTTCAGCGTGTTGAGTTTGATCTCTCCGTTTTCATATCTTTCCTGTTGAATTTTTCTGTAATTATTCAGAAAAATGGAAACAGTTGATGAACCGCCGGTATCATTAATAATTTTCTCCTGCAGACTGAGCATTTGTTCCATTTGCTGCCTGGCAAGACGGCTGTTCGCTTCTGCTGCAATAGTTTCTGCCAGTTTCTGGTCAATACTGCCGAGACCGTGATTTTTGCCTGTTATGGGATGCCTGTAACGCCAGTAAACTTTGTTATTTCTTTTGTCAAAATATGGAGATAATCCCGGAACATCGGTTTTATATTTTCGCGGGCGCGCCATCTTCCAGTATCCTCTTCAAAGCAGGATGATCTGTGGCGATCACCTCCGGCTTGTTTACCATTCCGACAAAGCGAGCTCGCGGATCCACTCGCCAGTGTCTTCCAACTTTTTTGGGGAGAGGAAATATCATTCCGGCTTTAGCGTATTTACTTAACGTGCCCGGAGTAGGGACCGGATCGCTGAATTCCTCTTTTGCCCACTCAGTGAGCAGAATGAGTCTTGCCATGAGCGTCGTTCGCTAATCATGGTCGCCGCCACTATAGCTGGTGGTCGACGACCGGGATTGAACATTAAAAATCAGCCTGATTCGGGATCAGTTTTTGCCAGATAGCTGAAACGTATTTTGCCTGGTAACGAGCGTCATCAAGTGCATTATGGCGCTCACCTTCGAATGGGATAGCCGTTCTGGCATCGAAGTCTATGGCTTTCCCCAGCTCAACGATTGTGCGTACATCGCGATCGTTGTGGTAGTGCCACGGGCAGGGGATACCCTGCCGTTCGTATGAACGGCGTAAAATCACGTTGTCGAAGTTGGCTCCATTTCCCCAGACCTGGACAAAAAATTCACTGGAGTTTTCGGCGATAAATTCCCGCAATTGCAGCAGTGCATCATCTAACGGGATTTCATCGCTCAGAATGGCAGATTGCGCCTCGCGTGATTGCTTAAGCCACCATTTTATGGTGTCACGATCAATGACTCCGCCAGCAGTTTCCAGATCGATGGTCTTGCTAAATTCCGGCCCCATGTCTCCGGTTTGCGGATCGAAAAATATTGCACCTATTGAGATAATCGGGGCATCAGGATTTTTTCCCATGGTTTCAAGGTCGATCATTAGATGGTCACACGCCCTGCTGGTGGATGTGATAATGTGATGACCGTTCATCGTAATTAAGGGATCTGCCGTCTCGCCAGTTTCACTATCGCTGGCGTAGTCCTGAGCGCTGCCAGCATTCTCCTTGTGTGGATGTTCAGCGCCTTCCATTTTCTCCGAATCGTCTTCCTGAACTTCAACCCGGTTCTTGTCATCGAATGTTTCCTGGTATGTTGCGTCGCCCATCACCGCACCACAATCAGGGCAGTTGCCGCCACCCCTCTGACCGCAGGCGGTGCAGATCTTTTCCGGTTCCTGTTGCACTACTGGTTCAGGTTGTTTCGTTTCTGGCTCGTTTTGTTGCGTATTTGGGCTGTTTTGTCCCGCTTTCTGGTCGTTCTGTTCCGTTTCTTGCTGGTTCTGGTTCACAGAATCGCGGGTTCCAATCCCCTTTACCCATTTCGGATCATTCGGATCGCTAATCCCTGCAACAAATTCACCACGTGATACTGCAAGCAGTTCATCGGCGTCAGGCTGGCTGATATTGGCTGCCTGCATAATTTTGTTTACTTCGTCAGCGGTAACTTTTACTGACCCTGGTTGTGCGGTCGTGTCAGATGCACCAGTATTTTGTTGTGAACCTGAGTATGTACCGTTTTTGCGGGCGAAATATTCTTCTTTCGTGATTTCAGTAGCCCCAGCAGACAGCGCCTTATCCAGACCAGAAAGTTTGTTTGCGCGACCGTATTTTTCGCCATCCTTGTCGGTGAAGAGGAAGTAGAACGGCCCCTCACGTTCTACAGATGGTTCGACTTCCACTTTGCATTCGGTTTTTTCGTTGTCCGGAATTGCCGTTTCCACTGCATCAGTTTCTGGTACTGGCGACGAGAGAGTATCAGTTGCGCTCTGATTTGTTCCTTCATCTTCAAACACGCCCTTTGTAGTCAGGTATTCAGTAATGTATTTGTTCAGTGCCACAGGGTCTTTGTGAATGTCGATCGGACGTTCACGGACAAGGCCAAAAATAGTCTGGCGGTCGTAGCGAAGGGCATCAGGCTGTTTGCGCATTGATGCCGAGATACGCTTCCAGTCTTCGCGGTCGTTGTCGATAACTTCATTTTTTGCCCAGCGATGGATGCTGCCGTCAATGTTTCCGGCATCCACATCACCAGGCCAGAGAGCGTAGGCCAGTTCGTCATCCAGTGTTTTCCATGTCTGCTTGTATTCGCGATGAATGGCAGCAATGACCGGGTTGATTTTTCCTGTTGAATTTTCAGTGTGCTGTTGATTGGCTCTGGCGCGGGCGAGATCAACAACAGACGTGTATTTTCCGGTTTCCTTGCGTTCACCTTCGCGACGTTTTTTCCAGATGCGCATCTCTGCCTGAATTTCGGGCCATTTGGCACTAGGCTTACATTTATGCTTAACCCACCCGATGGCATGCAGCTTAAGCTCCGGATACATGGCGTTAACTTCTGGCATTTTCATCAACGCTTCAACGATATGTCCGTTGAATGTTGCCATGTCTTCCTGCAACAATTCCTGTGCGCTAATAACCATATCAACGGTGATGTTTTTACATGTGTCGAACTTAACCATGAGAGCGTTCTGTACTTCAGGGGCCAGCTTGTCAAAAGTGACGTTCATCAGATCGGATTCAGTCTCAACCGGGACAAAAGAAGCAGAATCCTCATCCCAGCGGTTTTCCTGCATATATTCAGCATCCCATGAATCGAGGGCAGGGCGGGGTATGCCAGGTTTATCCTCGCAGATAATAAATTTATAAGCGCAGTCCTGAGCAGCCGGATAATGTTCCAGGAATTGCCAGTGAAATTTTGCTCGAGCACGGCGTTCGTCGCCAGCTTCAATGGCTGTGGCTACAGCCACAGCGCCTTCTTCCCTTGTTGCCAGTTCGTCAGGAATGGCGGCGCAAATAAAGACTTTACTCATTTTGTTTTAACCTCATGACAGATTTAAGGATGAACAAATCCCTGCCATTGCTGGCATATAAGAATGAAACCGGATATTTATTACGGAACTGTTTTAAAGACCTGCCGGGATTTCGATATTATCCTGGTGAATAACTTTATCGACCGGGTAACAGTTACCGGGAATTTTCTGTTCGGTTGCTGCAGTCATACACTCCTGCATTGTCCTGTGAACACTGACTGCAATATCAACTGGCTCTCCGGAAACAAGAAAAACTGTCAGAACAAGTGCAAATGCTGTATTCATTGCCAGCATCCTTTTTGTATCGGACGTAAACGGGCCAACATTGAAAGAATGCATATTTTATTTAATAGCTCCCGTTCGTGTTTTCTCTTGTTAATGGCATCTTCAGTAAATACAGGGTTACTGATAGTGACACCAATTTCAAAACAACCTTCAGACGTATTAACGTTTGGTAATAACGTTTTCATTATCGCGCCCTCAACAATGAGTTTTGTGATGCGGTGCCTGGTGCCTCCAGGTGACGTTAACCAGTTAACAATTAACGCCGGATACAGAGAATCCAACCATAACACTGTTTTTGGTTTTAACTGTTCCGCGTGCGCTTAGCCGCATTCACCGCATCACAAAATTCACTTTAAAAAGGGCGGCAGAGCAGTCACGGAGTAAAACTGATACCGCCAAACGTCACCAGAAAATTGATAACAGAGGGCGTTGCAGCGGGGTTGTCACTTAAGCGTATGGTCAACCTGACAACCCGGTGTCCTCAACGGGGGAAGGAATAACCCCGCCATACTTACCGCCGCGCCATTTCGCGGATTGCCACAACCGGAAGCGCACGGTCGACGAAAATTTAACGACAGGCTATCTATGAACCAGCTACCTCGCCGTGCGCTTTCGCGTTATGGTCTGACTTTTCAGGGAAATATCCTTTCAGTAAACTGTCAGTGCCGGATGCTCACCCGTGTCCGGCGCACGCACTCCACCTCACCCGTGGAGAACTCCTTAATTACCAACCTTAGCTTCGTTGGTTAGCTATTAACGCGGGTATGTAATCATTCTGGCAATGCTTAATGCCGCTGCTTTTTCCAGATTAGTGATATCCTGCTCCAGAGCGGACAGATTTTCAGCCTGCTTAGCCCTGGCTTCATTGGCCCATTTCAGATCCTGCGCTGCATTAATTTTCTGGTGCATCCACTCATAAAGTTCATCATCGGTATAGTCTGGCGCGATGATGACGGGTTCTCGTTTCTGCATACTGATTCCTCGCGGTGCTGTTTCGCTTATCAGCCGTTAGATTTTGCCGAACTGGAAAGCGCCTGTTTAAATTCGTTGAAGCTGAGAGCTTCTTCGCCTTCGGCAAGACCTTCGAAGTATTCTTCGTAAGCCTTTTCCATGATTGTGTCGAAATCCATATCACTCACCTGAGTTTCTTTCCAGCCAGCGACGGGCACCATTTTCGGTTTTAAACGTTTTGCTTTTGGTATACGTCATCGCGGTGAACGTACCGTCCTGGTTGGGGAACACGCCACATACCAGAGATTCGCTGTTGCCAAGATCGATAGTATCCATGCTGACCTCATTTCCCCTTAACGCCGGGGTAGCGGAACAAAAACCTGCTGCATAGTTATTAAAGTTGAACCCTGCCGTCATGTTCTTACGCCTCGGGCTGGCTACTTAACCCCTGACCACTGCCTGGTAACTCGAAGTATTGCCCTGCATTCTGTGGGGCGGGGTGGGTTGGTATGAAAAGAAGGATACCCATAGGTATTTAAAAAGTAAATACCCATGGGTAACTTTTTGCGGTGTCTTAACTGGTGACTAGTTGTTTGGTGAGCTATGATGCGTTTTGTGCTTTCTTTTTACGGATTTCTTCGTAGATCATATTGTAATACTGTTTTTTCTCTTCAAGAGTTTTTAATAAGTTATCCGCTTCACTTTCTGGCAGTTCGTCTAAGAGATCTAAAAAAATACGTTGTCGTGGCGTTAGAACCCTTGTTTCATAACTGGAGGCTGTGTTCGTTGATGATGAAACGATACCATCCATCCATCCCCGGGGTAACCCAAAGGACTCTTCGATAATCTCCACCATATCATCAGCGATCCGTTTTTTTCCCTTTTTCCCCTCTGGGTACAACATTCTTGATACATAAGAAGGCTCGCGCCCGATCTTTCTGGCCACGTTAACCGCTTTACCATCGCATTTCTCATCACGAATTTTGATGAGTTGCTGTCGTCTAAATTCATATTTGTCCATAGGTAAATAATAGATGCGATTACCGCAAGGTAAACAACCTGTGGGTATTGACTTTTGTTTACCTGTGGGTATTCTTTACTGTGTTTACTAAGGAGTAGCTATGGAAGAATTAAGAATATTTCTCAATTCTCTTTCGTCAGATGAACAGCGTATGTTTGCATGCGAGTGTGGTACCAGCATCGGTTATCTAAGAAAGGCATTGAGTAAAGGTCAAGTGTTAGGGGCATCGTTATGTGTCCTTATTGAGCGAGCCAGTAATGGTGAAGTTACACGTCAGCAACTAAGGCCTTTTGATTGGATGAATATTTGGCCCGAGCTGGAAGATACCAAAACGTTAACACAACCACTTTCTAGGAGCTTGATTCATGAAAATCAAGCATGAACACATCCGCATGGCGATGAATGCCTGGGCGCATCCGGACGGTGAAAAAGTTCCGGCAGCTGAAATAACCAGGGCTTATTTTGAACTGGGTATGACGTTCCCAGAACTGTATGACGACAGCCATCCGGAAGCCCTGGCTCGCAATACCCAGAAAATTTTCCGCTGGGTAGAGAAAGACACCCCTGATGCAGTTGAAAAAATTCAGGCGTTGTTACCAGCGATCGAAAAGGCAATGCCACCTTTGCTGGTGGCCAGAATGCGCAGCCACAGTTCAGCTTATTTTCGGGAGCTGGTGGAGACGCGGGAGCGACTGGTGAGAGACGCTGATGATTTTGTCGCAGTGGCAATCGCCGGTTTCAATCAGATGAACCGTGGTGGCCCGGCAGGAAATGCTGTGGCAGTGCATTGAGTGATAATAGCCATATCGAATCGCTTCCGGCAACTCGTGAGTAAAAGATTCGGTATCAGAAGAGGTGAGTATGGCTAACGCCTGGCTCAGATTATGGCATGACATGCCAAATGACCCTAAGTGGCGAACAATTGCCAGAGTGTCAGGGCAGCCAATTGCAACAGTGATGGCAGTGTATATCCACCTCCTGGTGAGCGCGTCACGAAATGTCACGCGAGGTCACATTGATGTCACGACAGAAGATTTGGCAAGTGCGCTCGACGTGACAGAAGAGGTAATTGATTCAATTTTGCAGACGATGCAGGGGCGGGTACTTGATGGTGATTTAATCACTGGATGGGAAAAACGCCAGGTGCTTAAAGAGGACAACGGCAATATTTCGCAAACCGCAAAATCTCCTGCAGAGCGCAAGAGGGCGCAGCGAGAGAGGGAAAGAAAGCGGGAACAAAATGGCGATTGTCACGGCGCGTCACGAAATGTCACGCACATGTCACGACGAGTCACGACAGATAAAGATACAGATAAAGATACAGATCAAGAAGATCAAAACACTATGGTCCATGGCGTAAAAAACGCCACGAACCAGGCAGGGGATGTTCAGACCGTCAATCTTGGTCAGCCAGCAGGCACGACACCGGAAGCCGATTCAGCGTATGCGCTGAAAGCCGATTCGGGCGCTGTGCAGCAGGTGATGACCGCAAGGCCGGAGCAATCACACCAACTGCAGCAGCCCGAAGCCGATTCCGCCATTCAGCGGGAAGCCGATCGGGTAGTCCCGGAAAACACCGGGCAGTCTGTGGGACGAGTGGATTATCCGGATGTGTTCGAACAGGTCTGGCGGGAGTACCCGTTGCGTGCCGGAGCAAACCCGAAGAAATCCGCTTTCAGTGCCTGGAAGGCCAGATTACGCGAGGGGGTGCCACCAGAAGCCATGCTGGATGGCGTGAGGCGTTACGCAAGATACTTGGCGGCTACCGGGAAAACGGGAACGGAATTTGTTCAGCGAGCGACGACGTTTTTTGGACCGGACCGGAATTTTGAGAACCCCTGGTTGCTCCCGGTAAGCGGCACGAACAACCAGCGTTGTGTGAATCATATTTCTGAACCGGATAACGAAATTCCGCCGGGCTTCAGGGGGTAAGTGTTAATTTCTGGTCATGAGGTAATTTTCAGGAGGGCTTGTGGCAAAAGTTTTTACACAAGAAGAGCGGGAAAAAATTAAAGGACAGGTTGTTGAACTCGTACGCCAGAGTGGGCGTGAGACGTTACGGCAACTGGAAGTCAAGACAGGTGCGACAAGATATCTGATGAGCGTTCTCGCAAGAGAGCTGGTTGCCAGCGGCGATGTATACAACTCTGGTTACGGGTTATTCCCGTCTGAACAGGCGCGTAAGGACTGGCAAAATGCCCGTAAAAAGCTCTCAAGGGCAAAGCTGAAGAAACCATCTGCGGTTGATCCGGACCTTATCTGGTCATTACCTGACGGAGAAATACGTCGCTACGACAGGCGTCAGAACATAATCTGTCGCGAGTGCCGGAAGAGTGAAGTTATGCAGCGCATATTGTCGTTTTATCAGGGTGATGTTCGGTATTTATTGAAGTGACGAGATTAAAGTGCATTAGTTCAGATGCAAATTGACATTTTGTGGCACAGGGTAGAGCTAGCGTGGTTGTCCGCTTTGTGCCAACAGCGGACATTATAGATGGTATATGTAGAAAGTGAACATGCGTAGATTGTATGATTTAGCCGTCACTTAATTATTGGATAACTCACACAAGTATGACCGTTGCTTATCGCATACATTTGGTTTCCCTTAAGATTTACAAATGGAAATGTCGTATACTCATAATTTATAGAGGTCATATTAAATGTAAGGAATTTATCTTCAAGTTCTAATTTTGTAGAGTGGGCAGGGTATGTTCCTTCATTTTTCATTGTGATAATAAAACCGATAGGAAAAAAATGTAAAGCACAAATAAATGCCACATGTCCTTCGTTCATAAATGCTACACTTTGAGCGGATATGTGCATTCTGTGTGGGTAAAACCAGTAGTAAATATCATGAGTTTCCTCAAAACTTGAATTTTTACCCAAAACATAATCCTTTAAAGGTGTATAGAAGGGGCTATCTACGGGTTCTTTTTTACAATCTTCAACTGAAGTTGCTGATAGCACGTGCCCAATCATAGCCTTAGTGAAAGATATGCTATCAAAAGGTATTCTAATGAATGGATATACATTCATACCATTCATATATCGACTTAACTGTTCTTTAAAGGACTTTGTTACATTTTCAATTGCAACATCGAGCCCACCTAATACCTTATTGTTACAGTGGCTGCAAATGGTTCTGAAATAAGAGCCATTTTTAGCATTTAATGGTTTAACTGGTTCCTGAATACCAAAAAATTCGCTAACTGTTTTCTGCAAAACAGGGCCTAAGGTTATGGCGCACTTTGGAGGAACATGATCTTTTGTGAGCAAGCCATATTTCCCACAAATATTGCAATAACCTTCAGTAATGCCATTGTGCTTCCATCGTTCACTAATTTTCGTCATTTTTATTCCCTCAGTAGCATAAGCTATCTATACGTTTTTTAATCCTATCAAAGATACAACTTAACGTCAGGAAAATGATAGTGTTTATCTAAGTAATACAATTAACTTCAACGCGTGACAGTCTGCTTTTCGCTCAAAGCGGACTAGAAGGTTAGCTTGCGTCGGACTTGGCGTATTTAAAGAAGTGCTGGTGGTGACTGGTTGTTGTGTTCCATTTCTACAGAACAAAATCACAGAAACTATACCCAATAGTTGTATCTCATCAATGATGAGACAGCCTCATATTTATCAGGACTGGTGTACGTCCAATACAGGAGGTTGTCGTGCTGGTTCTCAAATGTGCGCTGGCTATTGCAGCTGTAATGGCAATTTATTGTCTTGCTGTTGTTCTTATGGATCGCCTTTCTGATTGATTTTATATTGGCGAGGTAACGGGAGTTAAGTAGAATGGCTGCGGGTGCTTGAGGCTATCTGTCTCAGGCATGAACACCAAAGGCAGATAGAGAAAAGCCCCAGTTAACATTACGCGTCCTACAAGACGCTTAACATTAATCTGAGGCTCAATCTATGAACGGCAAATCTAGGTTAGCCTCTTACGTGCCGAAAGGCAAGGAGAAGCAGGCTATGAAGCAGCAAAAGGCGATGTTAATCGCCCTGATCGTCATCTGTTTAACCGTCATAGTGACGGCACTGGTAACGAGGAAAGACCTCTGCGAGGTACGAATCCGAACCGGCCAGACGGAGGTCGCTGTCTTCACAGCTTACGAACCTGAGGAGTAAGAGACCTGGCGGGGGAGAAATCCCTCGCCACCTCTGATGTGTCAGGCATCCTCAACGCACCCGCACTTAACCCGCTTCGGCGGGTTTTGTTTTTTCCTGGCATTCTGGTTTACAATTCGCACGTCAGCCTGAACACCTGACACCTGCTGCGCCAGCAGAGAAAACAGATGGCGCACAAAACCAAATTTCACAATTCTGATACCGACCTTGCCATCCGGCATGAGCGGCGTTCACACGCATTTAAAACCGACTGGTACCAACACCCACCATGTACTGAAGAACAGGCCGAATGGCTGATTCATTCTTACCGCAGGCGCGGGTTCGAGGTTAAGAAAGCTCTCAGTCTCGACTATCGGCACTGGATAATCTCTGTCAGGCTGCCTTATTCCGAACGCCCACCACGTCCGTCCCGCACTTTCCAGCAACGGATCTGGAGGTAACGTGCGGGTATTACTTAGACCTGTTCTGGTGCCTGAGCTTGGGCTGGTGGTCCTTAAGCCGGGCCGTGAATCCATACAGATATTTCATAATCCTCGAGTGCTGGTGGAGCCGGAACCGAAAAGCATGTGCGGCCTGCCATCCGGAGTCGTCCCTGCCGTTCGCCAGCCGCTGGCGGAGGATAAATCATTACTGCCATTTTTCAGCAATGAGCGTGTGATTCGTGCTGCTGGCGGCGCTGGTGCACTGTCTGACTGGCTGTTGCGCCATATTAAATCCTGCCAGTGGCCACACGGTGATTATCACCACAGTGAAACCGTCATTCACCGTTATGGTACCGGCGCAATGGTGTTGTGCTGGCACTGCGACAACCAGTTGCGTGACCAGACCTCAGAATCACTTGAGCAACTTGCTCACCAAAACTTGTCAGCATGGATGATTGACGTCATCCGTCACGCAATCAGCGGTACGCAGGAGAGGGAGTTATCGCTGGCCGAATTATCCTGGTGGGCGGTCTGCAATCAGGTGGCTGATGCGCTTCCGGAGTCTGTATTGTGTCGTTCACTGGGATTACCGGTGGAAAAAATCCGCTCCGTATACCGTGAGAGTGACATCGTACCGGGAGAACAGACTGCCACCAGCATACTGAAGCAGCGCACAAAAAATATTGCGCTGCCACTTCACGTCCACCAGCAACAGCCCCCACTCCAGGAAAAGACGTTAGTAAGCATCGCCGTTGATCCGGAGTCTCCGGCTCAGTATCTCCAGCGCCAGAAACCACAACGGGAAGAGATGCCTGTATACACGCGCTGGGTAAAAACGCAGAAATGCATGACGTGCGGTAATCAGGCAGATGATCCGCATCACATCATTGGTCATGGCCTGGGAGGTATGGGAACAAAGGCTGATGATTTGTTTGTTATTCCGCTGTGCCGTAAATGTCATAACGAACTGCACGCCGGGGTAAAAGATTTTGAAGAAAAACACGGCAGCCAGCTGTTGTTGCTGATTCGTTTTTTAATGCACGCGAGAAATTCGGGTGTCCTGAAGTGGAAAGCATGAATGACTGAACGCATAGAATTTGTTTTGCCTTACCCGCCGACGGTGAATACCTACTGGCGACGTCATGGCAATACGTATTTCATCTCGGAGGCCGGAAAGCGTTATCGCCGTGATGTGGCGCTAATTGTTCGCCAGCAGCGGCTGAAATTAAACCTGTCCGGAAGGCTGGCGATAAAGGTGATTGCAGAGCCACCGGATAAGCGTCGTCGCGACCTGGACAATATCCTGAAAGCACCGCTGGATGCACTGACGCATGCGGGGCTTCTCATAGACGACGAGCAGTTTGATGAAATCAATATTGTGCGCGGTCAGCTCGTTCCTGGTGGGCGACTGGGCGTGAAGATTTGCGAAATCAGAGGTGATGGTAATGGGGCGTGATATGTATGAGGTTTTAGATCGCTGGGGGGCATGGGCTGCAGCAGAAAATAGCGGTGTCGATTGGCAACCGATAGCAGCGGGCTTCAAGGGGCTTTTGCCACATGGCAAAAAGTCACGTCTCCAGTGTGATGATGATGAAGGCATCATGATAGACGGTTGTGTGGCTCGGTTGCGAAAGTATAAACCAGAGGAATATGAGCTGCTCATAGCTCACTTTGTTATTGGTGTTTCTCTACGCTCAATCGCGAAGAAACGCAGGTGCTCAGATGGAACTATAAGAAAGGAGCTGCAAACTGCATTAGGCTTTATTGATGGATGTATATGCTTGATTCTATCATAAGTTATGACTGTTACTACTCGTTTGCTTGAGCTTTCGATTCGGCGTCAGATAAAGCATCAATACGAATATTTATGTTTTTTAATAGCTTATTGTCTAGATCGATAAGACATTGGTTGTAGTGCGCAATTTGGTCTGGTGTTAGGTTAGGGTTGGCCAGGCAGTTCGTGATGAATTTTCTGGCCGTTTTTATTTCCCTTTTCATTCTTACATCATTAAGCGTAGGCAAACCTATGTAAGCGATAAGAAGAATTACCACATGAGATAAGCCGACAGCAGCTCCAGGCGCCAATGATTTGAAGAAGGCTAATTGAGGAAGCCAGTCAAAAAGGAAATTCAATCCCGCAGTGATAAGGGTGGTAAACCATGCCTGCATTGCCAGGTAGGATTTAGTGTTCGCCATTCACCTTCCTGCACTTGCTTCGTTGCGAGTTTTGAGTTCGCGTAGCAGTAGCGCCAACTCTTCTGCGTCATTTTCGTTTCTAACGCTGACTTTCCTTTTAGCGGTTCTGCCTTCAGGATCGGTGTAGGTTAGTTCAATATACGCATTCGGCTTTACCCAAACCAAGAACCTAAGCACAGCATATCTGACCGTCGCTGCGACAGCCATGAATACAGTGATGTAAAGCATAATGCTTAGGATTGACATGATTTAAAGTAGTTTCCTATCTGCCGCCGCTCTGTGGCGTATAACCTTAGTAATACTATAGCGTGGTTTAGACAGCGCGCCATTTGTTTCTTTTGTTGTTTCTGTCAGTTCTACAACAAAAAGATCACCCTTACAGAATGCTGCTTGGTTGTGTTCAACCCGTTCAAGAAAAGCCTCATCTTTCATAGATGCGCTAACTTCTTCGCCATTTGGCAGGATGATATCCCAGCTTTTGCCTTGCTTGAATCGAACATTAGCAAAATGTACATTAGCTTGGCGTGTCGTTACGTGCGTTTTCTCGACAAAGGTGGATTTTGCAGTTTTAAAACTTACTGCTTCAGCTTGCGTCACCCTGACTACCTTATGCTTCTGCTGTGAAACTGAGAACGTGGATGGTTTTTCAGTCTGCAGGGGTTTATAGATTAATTTATCCAGTTCTTTTCGGATGATTGGACTGGTTATTAATTTTTGAATGTCGTTACTGCATTTAACCTTCTCACCATCCACTTCGATTTCTGCTGTATCTTTTTGTTCATCGACGACAATGGAGCTGATTTTACGCCCTTTGAGCCATTCGATTATCCCGAGTACGCCACCTGCGGCAACTCCACCACCTGCAACGAGGCCAAGGGCGTTAATAGTTTTTATGCTCCCCATCACAGCAACAAGCAAAGTAAATGAACCTTCTTTTGTTGCCTTGATGTTGACTTTCGGCTCTGCTGTTTCGCCATTAATTATTTTTTCGGCGTGTTCAATCAGGGCACTAAGAGAGGTTAAGGCTTCGCCTAATGTTTTCGCGTCGATCTGATTATCTGCGTATGCCTCTCCACCGTAGGCAATTTCGATTTCTGTTATTGGCATGTTTTCGAGTTGCTGCGTCATCAAAAGCATCCTTTGCGCAAGAGAAATAGCCACAGGATACAGATAATTATGAAAAAATCACTAACGCGTACGCAAAAACTATCTTAATCTGTTAAGAGTGGTCGCTTCGCCACACAACTTAAACCCGCATCAAGCGGTTTTTTTGTGTCACTTATCTCGGATAGACATGGTGAATGCGCTGGTGGAGGAGATAAGGGTGATTTTTAACCAGGTGATTTTTGAATGCTTGCAACATTGATTTCGTAACGTTATTATCCTGCGCCCGGCCCTTTAGCTCAGTGGTGAGAGCGAGCGACTCATAATCGCCAGGTCGCTGGTTCAAATCCAGCAAGGGCCACCAACCGCCACTAGCTCATCAGGAAAGAGCGTCAACCCTTTAAGTTGAGTGTGCGAGGTTCGAGTCCCCGGTGGCGGTCCAGTGCCGACTTAGCTCAGTAGGTAGAGCAACTGACTTGTAATCAGTAGGTCACCAGTTCGATTCCGGCAGTCGGCACCATATGCGGGCATCGTATAATGGCTATTACCTCAGCCTTCCAAGCTGATGATGCGGGTTCGATTCCCGCTGCCCGCTCCAGTCAGAGTCTTTCAGTCTGCGATGATGGGAAATCCCGGAGTGACTGAAAGACGTTTAAGTTATGAATGATCGCCTTTTTTTGCAAAATTGCTGTGCAGAAATACTAACCTTCGGGCAGGCGATCATTCATAAGCACTCTGCTTTTATTCCGATCAACTGTGGGTGGTTTGTTGGATAGAGTGCTTTCCTTTCTGTATATATCGTTTCGCCCGCTTTTGCGGTTTTTTCTTTTCAAATCCCTTTCATTTCTCAGTGTAAAACTACGCCATCCGTTATTTGCGGAGGTGAGGCTATGAAATCCATGGACAAAATTTCAACGGGCATTGCCTACGGCACCTCCGCAGGCAGTGCTGGCTACTGGTTTTTACAGTGGCTTGATCAGGTCAGTCCGTCACAGTGGGCTGCGATTGGTGTACTTGGGAGTCTGGTTCTGGGCTTCCTGACTTATCTGACAAATCTGTACTTCAAAATCAGAGAAGACAAGCGTAAGGCTGCACGGGGAGAGTAATTCAATGACTCAAAACTATGAACTGATTGTGAAAGGGATCCGCAATTTTGAGAATAAAGTTACGGTAACTTTAGCGTTACGGGACAAAAAACGCTTTGACGGTGAAATTTTTGACCTGGACATCTCGCTGGACCGTGTTGAAGGTGCCGCGCTGGAGTTTTATGAGGCAGCAGCCAGAATGAGCATCAGACAGGTCTTCCTGGATGTTGCTGCCGGGTTATGTGAAGGGGATGAGCAGTCGCCGGAAAAGCGCCCCGTAATTTTAGAGGCGCAGAATGTATGGATAACCTACAAAGGAAAGCTACCGGGAAGAATTACTGGTTCTCTGAAGACTCCTCCGGAATCACAACCTTAAGTCACTGACCGGAACAGATAAACCTGTCCGTGGGCAGAAACCGATAAATCCTGATAAATATCCATGAACGCAAAAATCAGATACGGCCTGTCGGCTGCCGTTCTGGCACTGATTGCCGTCGGTGCGCCCGCGCCTGATATTCTCGACCAGTTTCTGGATGAAAAAGAAGGTAACCACACAACGGCATACCGCGATGGGTCCGGCATCTGGACCATCTGTCGGGGTGCCACGATGGTGGATGGAAAACCCGTTTTTCCCGGTATGAAACTGTCGAAGGAAAAATGCGACCAGGTCAACGCCATTGAGCGTGATAAGGCGCTGGCATGGGTGGAGCGCAATATTAAAGTACCACTGACCGAACCACAAAAAGCGGGTATAGCGTCATTCTGTCCCTATAACATTGGCCCCGGTAAGTGTTTCCCGTCGACGTTTTATAAGCGGCTGAATGCCGGTGATCGTAAGGGCGCATGCGAGGCGATTCGCTGGTGGATAAAAGATGGTGGGCGCGATTGCCGCATACGTTCAAATAACTGCTATGGACAGGTTATTCGTCGTGACCAGGAAAGCGCATTAGCCTGTTGGGGGATAGAGCAGTGAGCAGAGTCGCCGCGATTATTTATGCTTTGGTTATCTGCATCATCGTCTGCCTGTCGTGGGCGGTCAATCATTACCGTGATAACGCCATCGCCTACAAAGAACAGCGTGATAAAAAAGTCAGTGAGCTGAAGCAGGCGATCGCCACTATCGCTGACATGCAGCAGCGTCAGCGTGATGTTGCTGCACTCGATGCAAAGTACTCGAGAGAATTAGCCAATGCGAAAGCTGAAAATGAAACTCTGCGCGCTGATGTTGCCGCTGGTCGTCGTCGGTTGCACATCAAAGCAGTCTGTCAGTCAGTGCGTGAAGCCACCACCGCCTCCGGCGTGGATAATGCAACCAGCCCCCGACTGGCAGACACCGCTGAACGGGATTATTTCACCCTCAGAGAGAGGCTGATCACTATGCAAAAACAACTGGAAGGAACCCAGAAGTATATTAATGAGCAGTGCAGATAGAGCTGCCCATATCGATGGGCAACTCATGCAATTATTGTGAGCAATACACACGCGCTTCCAGTGGAGTATAAATGCCTAAAGTAATAAAACCGAGAAATCCATTTACGAATGTTTGCTGGGTTTCTGTTTTAACAACATTTTCTGCGCCGCCACAAATTTTGGCTGCATCAACAGTTTTCTCCTGTCCAATTCCCGAAACGAAGAAATGATGGGTGATGGTTTCCTTTGGTGTTACTGCTGTCGGTTTGTTTCCAACAGTAAACGTCTGTTGAGCACATCCTGTAATAAGCATTGCCAGAGCGGCAGAAAACAACATTTTTTTCATCTTATTATCCTGCATTGTTAAAAACGGCAGAATCCTATGTGACAACAATTAAACGATAGTTAAATGGATTGATGAAAATTAAAACTATATAGGTGGATGCTCAGCCTATCGGAGGTAGTCAGGATTTGAATGTCAGTCTGTTGTCGGCATTCTGGCAATGCAATTTGGATAAAGCGGGGATTAAAAAGATAGAGGCGAGCCGGTCAGGTAGAAATGAATCAGGCTCAAAGTGAAGCGGAAAAGGTCTGTGGCACAAGCTGATGCAGCCATAATTACAGCCTGATGATTTGTGGAATGAAACATGTTGAACCTCCTTAATTGATGTTATTCGAGTGATGAAGGCATTCTGTCCTTCTATAGTGTCCAGTAAATCAAACAGGAAACTTGTCCAACGTGTTGGACAAGCCTCTCCATTAGTGAGTTGTATTGATCACAACTCTACAAAGAATTCATTACTGGGTAGATGAAAATAGTTTCACTATGAATGGAGGAGGCTATGTCGGTGGCTTCTTCATTGGAGTACATATGCCCCCACGAATCCCACGCGCCTGCCGTAAGCGTGGATGTGCAGGTACAACCACAGACAGTTCTGGTTACTGCGATAAACATCGTGGCGAAGGATGGGTACAGCATCAACGCGGACTGAGCCGCCACCAGCGTGGCTATGGCTCGAAATGGGATGCCATACGTGCGCGCATACTGAAGCGTGATAATCATCTGTGTCAGAACTGCCTGCGCAATGGGAGAGCCGTTGAAGCCAGAACTGTGGACCACATCATTCCGAAAGCTCATGGTGGCACGGATGCAGACAGTAACCTGCAGAGTCTGTGCTGGCCCTGTCATAAAGCAAAAACAGCGCGCGAACGCATCAATTGATAACAGTTCCCATCTGTAGGGGAGGGGCAGGTCAAATCTCTGCAACCCTGGCTGCTCAGTACCGCCGCCTGACCTTTCCTCGCATCGCCGCAGGTTCGAAAACTTTTTTTGGAATGTGATTAAATGATTGATAGGTAAAACCGATTATGTCTGGACCCCCGAAAACCCCGCCACGCCTGCATTTGATACGAGGTAACCCCTCAAAGCGGCCAGTTAAAGACTCCAAAAAAACCGCTAAAAAGGATGAAAAAGGTCTCCCTAAAATTCCGCAACATTTAGGGGCGCAGGGGAAGTACTGGTTCAGGCGAATGGCGGAAGAGCTGAATGCGGAAGGGATCATTTCTCAGCTCGATGCACGTGCGCTCGAGTTACTGGTGGAAGCCTACACCGAATACCGGCATCACTGCGAAATACTCGATGTTGAGGGTTATACCTACCGCACGGAAACGCAGAATGGCGATGTGCTGATCAAGGCACACCCGGCTGCTGCGATGAAGGCTGATGCCTGGAAGCGGATTCGGGCGATGCTTGCAGAGTTTGGTATGTCACCGGCAAGCCGGGCGAAAGTAAATACCGCCGGACCGGATGATGTTGATCCGCTGGCAGAGCTTTTAAAAGCGAGAGACTGATGGCAAAAGTGGCTGACGGGATCCGCTACGCCGAACGTGTTGTTGCAGGAGAAATTGTTGCTGGCGAATTTGTCCGTCTGGCCTGCCAGCGTTTTCTTGATGATCTGAAGTACGGCGAAGAGCGGGGGATTTATTTCAGTGAACCTCGTGCACAGCACATCCTTAATTTCTACAAATTTGTACCCCATGTGAAAGGGGCGCTGGCAGGTCAGCCCATTGAGTTGATGGACTGGCATGTGTTTATCCTCATTAATATTTTTGGTTTTGTCATTCCGCTGGTGAATGAAGAAACCGGGGAAGTTGTCATGCGCAGCGATGGCAGTGGACGCCCGGTGATGGTGCGCCGGTTCCGGACAGCATACAACGAAGTTGCCCGTAAAAACGCAAAATCAACCCTGTCATCGGGTATCGGTCTGTATATGACGGGGGCAGATGGTGAAGGCGGGGCTGAGGTGTATTCAGCCGCAACCACGCGTGACCAGGCCAGAATTGTGTTTGAAGACGCCAAAAATATGGTCAGAAAAGCCCGGTCGACACTCGGGCGGTTGTTTGATTTCAACAAGCTGGCGATTTACCAGGAGCAGAGCGCATCAAAATTTGAACCGCTTTCCTCGGATGCAAACAACCTGGACGGTCTGAACATCCACTGCGCCATTATTGATGAGCTGCATGCTCATAAAACCCGTGACGTGTGGGACGTTCTGGAAACGGCAACCGGTGCCCGTCTGCAGTCTCTGTTATTTGGCATCACCACGGCTGGCTTTAACAAGGAAGGGATTTGCTACGAGCAGCGCGATTACGCCATTAAGGTATTGCGAGGCTATAACAGCGACGTGGAGGGCGCGGTAAAAGACGACTCCTACTTTGCGATCATTTACACGCTCGATGAGGGAGATGATCCGTTTGATGAAACGGTCTGGCAGAAAGCGAATCCTGGCCTGGGCATCTGTAAACGCTGGGATGATCTGCGTCGTCTGGCGAAAAAAGCGAAGGAGCAGGTCTCTGCGCGGGTGAATTTTTTTACCAAACACATGAATGTGTGGGTCACTGCCGAATCTGCCTGGATGGATATGATTAAGTGGGAGAAGTGCGAATACATTGCTCCACAACATGAGCTGAAAACATATCCCATGTGGGTCGGCGTAGACCTTGCTCATAAGATTGATATCTGTGCGGCGGCAAAACTCTGGCGAACCGATAACGGACATGTTCATGCTGATTTTAAATTCTGGCTTCCGGAAGGACGGCTGGAGCGATGCTCGCGGCAGCAGGCAGAACTTTACCGGAAGTGGGCGGAGATGGATAAGCTCATCCTGACGGATGGTGATGTTATCGATCATGCTCAGATAAAAAGTGACTTACTGGAATGGATTGGCGGTGAAAACCTCAGGGAACTGGGATTTGACCCGTGGAGCGCAATGCAGTTCAGCCTGGCACTGGCTGAAGAAGGGATACCGCTGGTGGAGGTTCCGCAGACGGTCCGCAATCTGTCAGAGGCCATGAAGGAAACGGAATCACTGGTTTATGCCGGGCGTTTCCATCACAGCAATCATCCGGTCATGAACTGGATGATGTCTAACGTTACGGTAAAACCGGACAAAAACGACAACATCTTCCCGAATAAATCCACGCCTGAAGCCAAAATCGACGGCCCTGTTGCGCTTTTTACGGCCATGAGCCGCTTTCTGGTAAATGGCGGGGGCGTGAATGACTTTCTGTCCACGCTTGATCCTGATGAGGACCTGTTAATTCTGTGAAACAGCTTATTACTGATATGACCGGGCTGATCGGTTTCGGTTTGCTCACTGCTGGCGTTTATCTGTATGCAGGTCTGCCAGCGTCTCTGATGCTGTCGGGCTGTTTGTTGCTGCTTTATGCACTGGTGGTGTCCATGAGGAGAAAACATGCTTCTTGATGCTCTGTTTCGCAGTGAGCCTCTGGAAAATCCCTCGGTTCCGGTAACCGGAGAGGCCGCTGAGACGGATAATATTTTTGCCCGGGATGTGTATGTCAGTCCGGAAACATCCATGAAGCTGGCTGCTGTCTATGCCTGTATTTATGTTATTTCATCCAGTGTGGCTCAGATGCCCCTGCATGTGATGCGAAAAACGAATGAGCATGTTCAGCCTGCACGCGATCATCCGTTGTTCTGGCTCGTTCATGATGAACCGAATGCCTGGCAGACCAGCTATAAGTGGCGGGAACTGAAGCAGCGTCATGTGCTGGGGTGGGGCAATGGTTATACGTGGGTAAAACGTAATCGTCGTGGAGAGGTTACCAGCCTTGAATGCTGTATGCCATGGGAAACCACGTTACTTAACACCGGTGGGCGTCATACTTACGGGGTGTATAACGAAGAGGGTGCATTTGCGGTAAGTCCGGACGACATGATCCATATCAGGGCGCTGGGAAACAATCAGAAAATGGGACTGAGCCCGATCATGCAGCATGCTGAAACCATTGGTATGGGAATGAGTGGCCAGCAGTATACCAGCGCCTTTTTTAACGGTAATGCCCGTCCTGCCGGTATTATTTCTGTGAAAAATGAACTGAACGAACAAAGCTGGGGCAGGCTTAAAAATATGTGGCAGCGGGCGGTGACAGCGCTTCGCAGCCAGGAAAATAAAACCATGTTGCTGCCTGCGCAACTGGATTACCGCGCTCTGACAGTTTCTCCGGTGGATGCTCAGATCATTGATATGACCAAGCTGAACCGGTCGATGATTGCCGGGATTTTTAATGTCCCGGCGCACATGATTAATGACCTGGAAAAAGCCACATTTTCGAATATTACGCAGCAGGCGATTCAGTTTGTTCGCTACACGATGATGCCCTGGGTTGCGAACTGGGAGCAGGAGCTTAACCGTCGCCTGTTTACCCGTACAGAACGGGCTGCCGGGTATTACGTTCGTTTCAACCTCACGGGGTTGCTCCGTGGGACCCCACAGGAGCGTGCGCAGTTCTATCACTTTGCCATTACAGATGGCTGGATGAGTCGGAATGAAGCCAGGGCATTTGAGGATATGAACCCGGTTGACGGTCTGGATGAAATGCTGGTCAGCGTAAATGCAGCAAATCCGTTGAATAACTTTAAAGATACGAAAGGCAAAGAGGAAAAGAACGATGAATGACCGTGAAACGCGCTGTTACAGCGGGGAGGTGCGGGCGGAACAATATGATAATGCCCCGACCCACATTCTGGGGTATGGCTCGGTATTTAACAGTCGTTCAGAACCTCTGTGGGGATTTCGTGAAATCATCAAGCCGGGGGCTTTTGATGATGTACTGAATGATGATGTACGTGGCTTGTTTAATCATGATCCTAATTTCATTCTCGGACGAAGTTCTGCCGGCACGTTGTCATTGTCGGTGGATGAACGCGGTTTACGTTATGACATTGTTGCACCGGATACTCCGACTATTTGTGACCTGGTGCTGTCTCCAATGTTGCGTGGTGACATTAATCAGTCCTCGTTCGCGTTTCGTGTCGCCCGTGACGGAGAGAGCTGGTATGAAGACGACGAGGGGATTGTTATCCGGGAAATCACGCGCATTTCTCGTCTGTATGACGTCAGCCCGGTGACATATCCGGCCTATCAGGACGCAGACTCTGGTGTCCGCTCAATGAAAGCCTGGCAGGAAGCGCGGGCGAGTGGTGCGCTGAAGAAAGCTGTTAACGAACGAATGGCGCGTGAGCGTCTTTTGACCCTTCTTAATGCATAAGGATACTACTGACGATGAAACTTCATGAGATGAAGCAAAAACGAAACACCATTGCAAAGGATATGCGTGCACTGCATGAAAAAATTGGTGATAACGCATGGACTGATGAGCAACGGGCAGAGTGGAACAGGGCGAAAGCTGAGCTGGATGCGCTGGATGAGCAAATCGCCCGTGAAGAAGAGTTGCGCCGTCAGGATCAGGCATATGTGGATGAGTCCGGGCCGGAAGAGCGCCAGAATAATGAGGCGGAGAACGGGAAAAAGGCGGTGGAAGAGAAGCGCGCTGCGGCATTTAACCGTTTTCTGCGTGCCGGATTTGCAGAACTGAATGCTGAAGAGCGTAATCTGATGCGTGAACTGCGGGCTCAGAGTGTAACAACGGATTCTCAGGGCGGATATACGGTGCCCACGCAGATGCGTAACAAAATCATTGACACCATGAAGGCTTATGGCGGGATTGCCAGTGTGGCGCAACTTCTGACCACATCAACCGGGAAGGATATCACCTGGTCAACGTCTGATGGCACGACTGAAGAGGGCGAACTGCTGGCGGAGAATACAGCCGCAACGGAACAGGATGTGACGTTCGGGACCGCTATTCTGGGGGCTAAAAAGCTGTCATCAAAAATAATTCGTGTGTCCAATGAGCTGCTCCAGGACAGTGGGGTGGATATTGAATCTTATCTGGCAAACCGTATTGCCCAGCGTATTGGTCGTGGAGAGGCAAAATATCTGGTTCAGGGGACCGGAACGGGATCACCGTTACAGCCAAAAGGGCTGGCAGCGTCGGTGACGGGAACCATCCAGACTGCAGCCTCTGCCGCTTTCACCTGGAAAGAAATGAATGCCCTGAAACATGCCATTGATCCGGCATATCGTGGTGGGCCGAAATACCACTGGGCATTCAATGATGCCACATTGCAGACTATTGAAGAGATGGAGGATGGACAGAAACGCCCGTTATGGCTGCCGGATATTGCAGGCGGTACGCCGGCTACTGTGCTGGGGATCCCTTATGTTATTGATCAGGCTATTGACGGGATTGGTACCGGAAAAAAATTCATTTTCCTGGGGGATTTCAACCGCTTTATCATTCGCCGCGTTACTTATATGGAACTGAAACGTCTGGTTGAGCGTTATGCTGAGTTTGATCAGGTGGCATTTCTGGCTTTCCATCGTTTTGACTGTGTGCTGGAAGATGTGGCAGCCATCAAGGCGCTCACTGGCAAATAACCACTCGTTGTTCAGTTACAGACCGCGCCGACGCGGTTTTTTTATGCCCGCACAGTGTTGCGGGCAGGAGTTTCTGATGGCAGCAATAGTGGAAAAACTCAGGGCGCAGTGCCGTATTGATACAGATGATGCAACTGATGATGAGTTACTGATGCTGTATTTCCGGGCTGCCTGCCGCAAGGCAGAAAATTTTATCAACCGTAAGCTTTATGAGGAGACGGTGCCGGAAGGTGATCCTGAAGGGGTGCTTATAGCTGATGATGTTTTGCTGGCGCTCATGTTGCTGGTCGGGCACTGGCACGAAAACCGGGAAAATTCCTCAGATGTCAGCAAGGCACCAGTCCCGTTTGGTTTTTCTTCTCTGCTGGAGCCTTATCGTTTTATTCCTTTGTAGGAGGAGACATGCAGGCGGGCAGATTACGTGATCGCGTAATTATTCTGAATGTCACCACCGCCCGCTCTCCGTCAGGGCATCCGGTGGAGACGGTGACGGAGGGAGCTACCGTATGGGCAGAAGTTAAGGGTATCAGCGGGAGGGAGATAATCTCAGGCGGAGCAGAAACCGCTCAGGCTACGGTCAGAGTCTGGATGAGATTCCGGCGCGATGTGACAGCGACTTCACGTCTGAAAGTGCTGACCGGTGCATTTAAAGGGGCCATTCTGGGTATAGAAGGTCCACCAATACCGGATGCACGCGCTACCCGGCTTGAAATACTCTGCAGCCTGAAGGGGAATGTGTGATGGATTTCAGTCTTGATTTTTCCGGCCTGGCGGATATTGCACGGGATTTGGAGACGCTCAGCAGGGCAGAAAACAATAAGGTTCTGCGCGATGCCACCCGTGCCGGTGCTGAAGTTATGCGGGATGCAGTTGTTGAACGTGCGCCGGAGCGAACCGGGAAACTGAAGAAAAATGTGGTTGTTCTCACTCAGCGTTCAAAGCGTCGGGGGGAAATTATCTCGGGTGTCCACATTCGCGGACGGAACCTGCGAACCGGAAACAGTGATAACAGCATGAAAGCCAGCGATCCCCGAAATGCATTTTACTGGCGCTTTGTGGAGCTGGGAACGATAAACATGCCCGCGCATCCATTCATTCGCCCGGCTTTCGATACGACAGAGGAGCTGGCGGCGCAGGTTGCCATACAGCGAATGAATCAGGCTATTGATGAGGTCTTAAGTAAATGAGGGAGGGCACACTGTATTCCCTGTTGTCTCAGCTGGCCGGAGGACAGGTTTATCCTTATGTGGTCCCGCTGACGGAGGGAAAGCCTGCGGTATCTCCGCCGTGGCTGGTGTTTTCTGTGGTGTCTGACACGGCATCTGATGTGCTTGATGGGCAGGCTGAATCCAGAATTACCGTGCAGATCGATGTCTGGGCGACAGTACCTGATGACGCAGATAATATTCGTGAGCAGGCGCTTGATGCGGTAAGAAAACTGGCACCCTCCGTTATTTCTAAAGCGCAGGGTTATGATCCTGACTCCCGTCTGAGCAGAGCCACGCTTGAATTCCAGGTAATAGCCTGAGGTCATTAATGATTTTACCCACCCGCCGCTGGCGGGTTTTTTTATTTTCAGGAGACGAGTATGTCCTCTAATTTTGAGCGTTCGCAACTGACGAAAATTATGATTTCGTCTGCACCGGTAACAGCAGAAACCCTGGATTCTGCCAGCTATCTTGGCCTGAGCTGTACAATCAAAGAGGTGCAGTTTACCGCAGGACAAAAGCAGGATATTGATGTCACCACGCTGTGTTCTGTTGAGCAGGAAAATATTAACGGCCTTGGGGCTGCTTCAGAGATTTCCATGTCAGGCAACTTTTATCTGAATGCTGCCCAGAACGCGTTGCGCAGTGCCTATGACAATGACACCACGTATGGCTTTAAAGTTATTTTTCCGTCAGGCAACGGATTTACCTTTATGGCAGAGGTGCGTCAGCATACCTGGTCTGCAGGAACCAATGGTGTTGTGGCTGCAACGTTTTCTCTGCGCCTGAAAGGTAAACCTGTGCTGACGACAGAGCCGCTGAAAGTGAAGGTCGATTTAAAAAGCACGCTGCGGGTTTCTTCCGGAGCGAAACTTGAAATGGCGGTTGAGGCTGCGGGTGGTGTGCCGCCTTATTCTTATGCCTGGAAAAAAGGTGGTTCTCCTGTTTCCGGACAGACGGCGGCAACGTTCAGTAAGGCATCAGCAGCATCCGGTGATGCCGGTGCGTATACCTGCGAGATTTCTGATTCAGCAAGCCCTGTTAACAAGGTGACCTCTACTTCCTGCACTGTTACCGTCAGTTAATGAGGATAGATGTGATGACTAAAAATATCCGTAATCTGGCACTGGCAGCGATGTCGGGGTTTCGCCATAAAACTGTTGATGTGCCTGAATGGGAAGGGGCAACGGTTGTATTACGGGAACCTTCTGCAGAAGCCTGGTTGCGCTGGCAGGAGATCGTTAAAGCAAAAGATGATGAGACACCGTTATCCGTTGCGGAGCTCGCCCGCCGAAATCTGGAAGCGGATGTTGAACTGTTCATCGATGTTCTGTGTGATACCGGACTGCAACCTGTATTTTCAGTGGATGATCGTGAACAGGTGATTGCCGTGTATGGCCCGGTGCATGCGCGGCTTCTTCGGCAGTCTCTGGAACTGATCAGTGATGCCGGCGAGGTTAAAAAAAAGTAGCGCTTCCGGGGATGCGTTTTCTGATGATGCTGGCGCTCAGGATGGGGCGCACATTGTCAGAGTTACGCCGGGAAATGTCCGCATCAGAAATCATGATGTGGGCAGAGTTTGACAGGTTCAGCCCGCTGGGGGACGAACGGGCTGATATCCGGGCTGCCCAGATTGTTTCAGCTGTTTACGGTGCGCAGGGGGTCAAAGTGCCACTGAATGATGCGCTTCTTCAGTGGGAGAAGGAGCAGACAGAAGGCGTATCAGATCCATTTGCTGGACTGGAAAACGCGCTTTTAATAGTGTCTCAGTGAGTCAACATAACCGCTTCGGCGGTTTTTTTTCGTCCGGAGAATGAGTGTGGCGACATTACGTGAACTGATTATTAAAATCTCGGCAAATTCCCGGTCATTCCAGTCAGAGATCTCCCGGGCTTCGCGTATGGGGCAGGATTACTACCGTACCATGCAGAACGGAGGCCGGCAGTCCGCTGCTGCATCCCGTGAAATGCGGCGTGCACTGGCAGAAGTGACGGATCAGATAAATACAGCTAAATCTTCGGCACTGAACATGGCGGGGGCATTTGCCGGGGCTTTTGCTACCGGTCATCTTATTTCTCTCGCCGATGAGTGGAATTCAGTAAATGCCCGTCTGAAGCAGGCTTCACAGTCCAGTGATGATTTTCAGGTATCACAACGTGAATTAATGGCAATCAGCCAGAGAACGGGAACGGCGTTTTCTGATAACGCCAGCCTTTTTGCCCGCTCTGCAGCTTCCATGCGGGAGTATGGCTACAGTTCTGAGGAGGTACTGAAAGTCACCGAGGCGATCTCCACGGGCCTGAAATTATCCGGTGCCAGTACAGCAGAAGCCAGTTCGGTGATCACGCAGTTCAGTCAGGCACTGGCGCAGGGAGTGCTGCGCGGTGAAGAATTTAACTCTGTGAATGAGAACGGCGATCGTGTTATTCGTGCGCTGGCTGCGGGAATGGGTGTTGCCCGTAAGGATCTGAAGGCCATGGCGGATAACGGAAAACTGACCGCCGATAAGGTTGTTCCTGCACTGATTAGTCAGCTTGGGGCGTTGCGTGATGAATATGCAGCAATGCCTGATACTGTTTCATCCTCTGCAACCAAAGTTGAAAACGCCTTTATGGCCTGGGTTGGTGGTGCGAACGAGGCAAGCGGAGTGACAAAGACACTCACCGGGGTGTTGAATGGTGTTGCAGACAATATGGATACCGTGGCTGCTGCAGCTGGCGCACTGGTTGCCGTCGGGGTAGCCCGATATTTTGGCAATATGGCGTCGTCTGCTGGATCTGCAACTGCCGGATTAATTACTGCAGCCAGAAACGAAGTGGCTCTTGCTGAAGCGCAACTTCGGGGGACACAGATAGCAACCGCCAGGGCGCGTGCGGCGGTTTATCGTGCGCAACAGGCGGTTGTTGCTGCTCGCGGTACCGAAAGGCAGGCCGCAGCAGAAGCGAAGCTGACAGCTGCCCAGGCGTCACTTACCCGTAATATTGCGGCCAGAACAGCGGCACAGACAACGCTGAATACTGTCACGTCAGTGGGGAGTCGTCTGTTAAGTGGTGCGCTGGGGTTGGTTGGTGGTGTGCCGGGACTCGTCATGCTGGGGGCGACGGCCTGGTACACGATGTATCAGAATCAGGAGCAGGCCAGAGAATCTGCACGCCAGTATGCCGCAACAATCGACGAAATTCGCCAGAAAACGTCGGCAATGTCGCTTCCTGAAGCGTCAGATAATGAGGAAAAGACGCGGCAGGCACTTGATGAGCAAAACAGGTTAATTGACGAGCAGAAAAGTAAGATTAAATCCTTACAGGAAAAAATTGCTGGCTATCAGTATGTGCTGGCAAACCCGGGCTGGACAACCGATAACGGTTTTATGATTAACCACATGACGTCGGTAAAAACTGTCACAGAAGGGCTTGCAGAAGCAACAAATCAACTGGCAGTTGAACAGTCCCGTCTCACACAAATGCAGGGCAAAGCGCAATCCATTCAGGATGTGCTTGCCGGGCTGGAGGAGCGACGGGTGGCGTTGATCCGTCAACAGGCCGCGGAACAAAACAAAGCGTATCAGTCCCTGTTGATCATGAATGGGCAGCATACCGAGTTTAATCGCCTTCTCGGGCTCGGTAATGAATTACTTCAGCAGCGACAGGGGCTGGTGAATGTACCGTTACGGCTACCACAGGCAACCCTGGATGATAAACAGCAGACCGCACTGAATAACAGTGAGCGCGAACTGGCTCTGTCCCGCCTGAAGGGGGAAGCCCGTGAGCGTGCCCGCCTGGGTTATGCTGCGGATGATCTCGGCTTTGTGGGAGAGGCGTATCAGACAGCCAGACAGAATTATATCAATAACTCACTGGATGCCTGGCGAAATAACCAGGCAAATAAACCCAAAGCGCATAAAAAGACCGAAGCGGAAAAAACAGAAGATATTTATAAACGGCTGATTAAACAGCAAAAAGAACAAATAGCACTGGCAGGGCAGAATACTGAACTGGCTAAGATGAAATATCAGGTCAGTCAGGGCGAATTATCAACCCTGTCAGAAGCGCAGAAAAAAACGCTTTTGCAGAATGCAGCACTCATCGACCAGAAAAAGATTCGTGAGCAGCTTGCTGCGTATGAGAGCAGTCTGGCGGACAGTAATGCCAGTGCCCGGGCATCTGACGAAGCGCAGTTGCTGGGATATGGTGAAGGCTCACGGATGCGTGAACGACTCCAGGAAATGTGGAGTATCCGGCAGGCGTTTGAGCAGAAAAATAACGAGCTGCTGAGACAGTATCAGGCCGGAGAAATTGAAGAAGCTCTGTGGAAACAGGAGAAAGAACTGAATAAAAAATATCTGGAAGAGCGTCTCAGCGATCAGCAGGATTATTATGCAAAGGCCGATGCTTTACGTAATAACTGGAATGCCGGACTCCAGGAGGGACTGACCAACTGGGCAGACAGTGCCACCGATTATGCTTCACAGGCGGCAGATGCTGTCGTTTCCACGATGGACGGGCTGGTATCAAATATTTCCGATGCACTGGCCGGGAATGTTGTGGACTGGAGGAACTGGGGGAGTTCAGTTCTCCGGGAAGTTTCAAAAATTCTGATGAATGCAGCCATTGTTAACGGACTGAAATCACTCTCCGGTGCCGGAGGGTGGCTTGGTACGGTCGGCGGATGGATTTCGGGGGCAGTGGCAAACGCAAAAGGTGGTGTTTACACATCGGCAAATCTGAGTGCTTACAGTAACACTATTGTGGATACACCGACGTATTTTGCTTTTGCGAAAGGTGCCGGGTTGATGGGCGAGGCCGGGCCTGAAGCAATCATGCCACTGACACGGGCAGCGGACGGCTCTCTTGGGGTCAGGGCCATTGGAAATGTGAATGGTGGCGGTGGATTTGTTTATTCTCCCGTGTATCACATCAGCATTCAGAATCAAGGGAGCAATGGCGAGATAGATGCGCGCTCAGCCAGGGGACTGGTGGATCTGATCGACAGCAGGGTTGTGTCAATTATGCAGTCATCGCGTCGGGATGGAGGATTGTACAGTGCCTGAGCCTGAAGTTTTTAACTGGATCCCCCGTGAGGGGATGGAGACGACACGAAAGCCATCAGTTATTACGGTAAAGTTTGGTGACGGATATGAACAGCGACGGGCTGGTGGTCTGAATGCGGATCTGAAAACGTTTAAACCGGTATTTCGTGTCACAGATGAATATTCCCGTGCCGCGCTGGACAGTTTTTTATCCCGTCATGCCGGGATTCGTGCTTTTTTGTGGCGTCCGCCAAAACACAACAGGACTGTCCGGGTTGTCTGCAGGGAGTGGAGCATTTCGGATAATACCATGTATACCGATTTTAACTGTACCTTTGAAGAGGTCACTCACTGATGCAGGATATACAGCAGGAAACACTCAATGAGTGCACTAAAACGGAGCAATCCGCGCTGGTCGTGCTCTGGGAAATTGATCTGACAGAGGTCGGCGGAGATCGTTATTTCTTCTGTAATGAGCAGAACGAAAAAGGTGAACCAGTCACCTGGCAGGGGCGGCAGTATCAGGCTTATCCCATTCAGGGAAGCGGATTTGAGATGAACGGCAAAGGAGCCAGTGCAAGGCCAACGCTTAAAGTCTCTAATCTGTACGGCATGGTCACCGGGATGGCGGAAGATCTGCAGAGTCTGGTCGGCGGAACGGTGGTCCGGCGTAAGGTTTACGCCCGTTTTCTGGATGCGGTGAACTTCGTCAACGGAAACAGTGACGCCGATCCGGAGCAGGAGGTGATCAGCCGCTGGCGCATCGAACAGTGCAGCGAACTGAGCGCGGTCAGTGCCTCTTTTGTGCTGTCCACACCGACGGAAACGGACGGTGCTGTTTTTCCGGGGCGCATCATGCTGGCCAACACCTGCACCTGGATCTACCGCGGCGATGAGTGCGGTTATGATGGCCCGGCGGTCGCGGATGAATATGATCAGCCGACGTCCGATATCACGAAGGATAAATGCAGCAAATGCCTGAGCGGCTGTAAGTTTCGCAATAACGTCGGCAACTTTGGCGGCTTCCTTTCCATTAACAAACTTTCGCAGTGAATCCCATGACAGAGACAGAATCAGCGATTCTGGCGCACGCCCGGCGATGTGCGCCAGCGGAGTCGTGCGGCTTCGTGGTGAGAACACCGGAGGGGGAAAGATATTTTCCCTGCGTGAATATCTCCGGTGAGCCGGAGGCGTATTTCCGGATGTCGCCGGAGGACTGGCTGCGGGCAGAGATGCAGGGTGAGATTGTGGCGCTGGTCCACAGCCACCCCGGTGGTCTGCCCTGGCTGAGTGAGACCGACCGGCGGCTGCAGGTGCAGAGTGATTTGCCGTGGTGGCTGGTCTGCCGGGGGGCGATTCACAAGTTCCGCTGTGTGCCACATCTTTCCGGGCGGCGCTTTGAGCACGGGGTGACGGACTGTTACACGCTGTTCCGGGATGCTTACCATCTGGCGGGGATTGAGATGCCGGATTTTCATCGCGAGGATGACTGGTGGCGTAACGGTCAGAATCTCTATCTGGATAATCTGGAGGCCACAGGGCTGTATCAGGTGCCGTTGTCAGCGGCGCAGCCGGGCGATGTGCTGCTGTGCTGTTTTGGTTCATCGGTGCCGAATCATGCCGCCATTTACTGTGGTGACAGCGAGCTGCTGCACCATATTCCTGAACAACTGAGCAAACGAGAGAGGTACACCGACAAATGGCAGCGACGCACACACTCCCTCTGGCGTCACCGGGCATGGCACGCATCTGCCTTTACGGGGATTTACAACGATTTGGCCGCCGCATCGACCTTCGAGTGAAAACGGGGGCCGAAGCCATCCGGGCGCTGGCCATGCAGATCCCGGCGTTTCGTCAGAAACTGAGTGACGGCTGGTATCAGGTACGGATTGCCGGGCGTGATGCAGGTGAAACCGAATTGTCTGCCCGTCTTAATGAGCCGCTGGCAAATGGTGCCGTGATCCACATCGTTCCGCGTCTGGAGGGGGCCAAAAGTGGCGGTGTGTTTCAGGCGGTGCTGGGTGCGGCGCTGATTGCGGTGGCATGGTGGAACCCTGTGGGCTGGCTGGGGGCCGCGGCTGTATCGGGTATGTATGCAGCAGGGGCCAGTATGATCCTGGGTGGTGTGGCGCAGATGCTGGCACCGAAAGCCAGGACGCCCACGGCAGCCAGTACAGATAACGGCAAACAGAACACGTATTTCTCGTCACTGGATAACATGGTTGCCCAGGGCAATGTTCTGCCCGTTCTGTACGGTGAAATGCGTGTGGGGTCGCGGGTGGTATCTCAGGAGATCAGCACGGCAGATGAAGGTGATGGTGGTCAGGTTGTGGTGATTGGTCGCTGATGAAAAATGTTTTATGTGAAACCGCCTCCGGGCGGTTTTGTCGTTTATGGAGCGTGAGGAATGGGTAAAGGCAGCAGTAAGGGGCATACCCCGCGCGAAGCGAAGGACAACCTGAAGTCCACGCAGTTGCTGAGTGTGATTGATGCCATCAGCGAAGGTCCGGTTGAAGGTCCGGTGGATGGATTAAAAAGCGTGCTGCTGAACAGTACGCCGGTGCTGGACAGCGAGGGGAATACCAATATCTCCGGCGTCACGGTGGTGTTCCGGGCAGGCGAGCAGGAGCAGACACCGCCGGAGGGATTTGAATCCTCCGGCTCCGAGACGGTGCTGGGTACGGAAGTGAAATACGACACGCCGATCACCCGGACCATCACGTCGGCAAACATTGACCGACTGCGTTTTACCTTCGGCGTGCAGGCACTGGTGGAAACCACCTCAAAGGGGGACAGGAATCCGTCGGAAGTCCGCCTGCTGGTTCAGATACAACGTAACGGTGGCTGGGTGACGGAAAAAGACATCACCATTAAAGGCAAAACCACCTCACAGTATCTGGCCTCGGTGGTGGTGGGTAACCTGCCGCCGCGCCCGTTCAATATCCGGATGCGCAGGATGACGCCGGACAGCACCACAGACCAGCTGCAGAACAAAACGCTCTGGTCGTCATACACCGAAATCATCGATGTGAAACAGTGCTACCCGAACACGGCACTGGTCGGCGTACAGGTGGATTCGGAGCAGTTCGGCAGCCAGCAGGTGAGCCGTAATTATCATCTTCGCGGGCGCATTCTGCAGGTGCCGTCGAACTATAACCCGCAGACGCGGCAATACAGCGGTATCTGGGACGGAACGTTAAAACCGGCATACAGCAACAACATGGCCTGGTGTCTGTGGGATATGCTGACCCATCCGCGCTACGGCATGGGGAAACGTCTTGGTGCGGCGGATGTGGACAAATGGGCGCTGTATGTCATCGGCCAGCATTGCGATCAGTCGGTGCCGGACGGTTTTGGCGGCACGGAGCCGCGCATCACCTGTAATGCGTACCTGACCACACAGCGCAAGGCGTGGGATGTGCTCAGTGATTTCTGCTCGGCGATGCGCTGTATGCCGGTATGGAACGGGCAGACGCTGACGTTCGTGCAGGACCGACCATCAGATAAGGTGTGGACCTATAACCGCAGTAATGTGGTGATGCCGGATGATGGCGCGCCGTTCCGCTACAGCTTCAGCGCCCTGAAGGACCGCCATAATGCCGTTGAGGTGAACTGGATTGACCCGGACAACGGCTGGGAGACGGCAACAGAGCTTGTGGAGGACACGCAGGCCATTGCCCGTTACGGTCGTAACGTCACGAAGATGGATGCCTTTGGCTGTACCAGCCGGGGGCAGGCGCACCGCGCCGGGCTGTGGCTGATTAAAACGGAACTGCTGGAAACGCAGACCGTGGACTTCAGCGTGGGTGCCGAAGGGCTTCGCCATGTACCGGGCGATGTTATTGAAATCTGTGATGATGACTATGCCGGTATCAGCACCGGTGGTCGTGTGCTGGCGGTGAACAGCCAGACCCGGACGCTGACGCTCGACCGTGAAATCACGCTGCCATCCTCCGGCACCACGCTGATAAGCCTGGTTGACGGAAATGGCAATCCGGTCAGCGTGGAGGTTCAGTCCGTCACCGACGGCATGAAGGTGAAAGTGAGCCGTGTTCCTGACGGCGTTGCCGAATACAGCGTGTGGGGGCTGAAGCTGCCGACGCTGCGCCAGCGCCTGTTCCGCTGCGTGAGTATCCGTGAGAACGACGACGGCACGTATGCCATCACTGCCGTGCAGCATGTACCGGAAAAAGAAGCCATCGTGGATAACGGGGCGCACTTTGACGGCGACCAGAGCGGCACGGTGAATGGTGTCACACCGCCAGCGGTGCAGCACCTTACCGCCGAAGTCACCGCAGACAGCGGGGAGTATCAGGTACTGGCCCGCTGGGACACGCCGAAGGTGGTGAAGGGCGTGAGCTTCATGCTTCGCCTGACCGTGGCAGCGGACGACGGCAGTGAGCGGCTGGTCAGCACAGCCCGGACGACGGAAACCACATACCGCTTCAGACAACTGGCGCTGGGGCGTTATATGCTGACGGTCCGGGCTGTAAATGCCCGGGGGCAGCAGGGTGATCCGGCGTCGGTATCGTTCCGGATTGCGGCACCGGCAGCGCCTGTCACTATTGAACTGATACCGGGGTATTTTCAGATAACGGCAGTCCCGCGTCTTGCGGTGTATGACCCGACGGTGCAGTTTGAGTTCTGGTTCTCGGAAAAGCGGATTACGGATATCCGGCAGGTTGAAACCACAGCCCGCTATCTTGGTACGGCGATGTACTGGACAGCTGCCAGTATTAATATCAGGCCGGGCCATGATTATTACTTTTATATCCGCAGTGTGAACATCGTCGGTAAATCAGCGTTTGTGGAAGCTGTCGGCCGGCCGGTTAATGATGCTGAGGTGTATCTCAATTTTTTTGAAGGGAAAATAAACAGCACCCTGCTGGGGCAGGAGCTGAACGATCGTATTAATGCCTCGGCATTGCGCAGTGAAGTTGAGCAACTGGAGGATGAGATCAATCAGCAGATAGAGAGTGATATTGCTGAAGTGACCCAAAAAATCGGGGAGACAGAAAACAGCCTCACACAGCTGGTTGCGAAAAAAAATGATGAGCTGTCACTGGGTATATCACAGGTGAGCCAGAGAGTGGATAACGTCAGCAGCGAACTCACGCAGACGGTCAGTCAGAGTAATGAGGAGAATGCACGCCAGATAGCGCAGGTTCGCCAGTATGTGGATCAAAAAAGCAGTGAAATCATGACGACAACGGACCAGAAGCTGGGAGATCAGGAGGCCACCATCCAGCAGATACAAAAGGTTCAGACGGACACCAGTAATAACCTGAACAGTATGTGGGCCGTGAAACTGCAGCAGATGCAGGATGGTCGCCTTTATATTGCGGGTATCGGTGCCGGTATTGAGAACACCCCTGACGGCATGCAGAGTCAGGTGCTGCTGGCGGCAGACAGGATTGCGATGATTAATCCTGCAAATGGCAACACAAAACCGATGTTTGTTGGTCAGGGTGATCAGATATTCATGAATGAAGTGTTCCTGAAATATCTGACGGCTCCCACCATTACCAGCGGCGGTAATCCTCCTGCATTTTCCCTGACACCGGACGGAAAGCTGACCGCTAAAAATGCCGATATCAGCGGTAACGTGAATGCGAACTCCGGGACGCTCAACAACGTCACGATAAATGAGAACTGTCAGATTAAGGGGAAACTGTCAGCCAATCAGATTGAAGGCGATATTGTCAAAACGGTGGGAAAATCCTTTCCGAGAAATGGCAGTTATGCCAGCGGTACAATAACGGTCACTGTGTACGATGACCAGGCTTTTGACCGTCAGATAGTAATCCCACCCGTTCTGTTTCGCGGTGGTAAGCATGAAAACTTTAACAGCAACAACCAACAGTCATACTGGTACTCAACCTGTAAGCTGCAGGTGCTGAAGAACGGACAGGAAATCTTTCAGCAACCCGCGACGGATGTCAGCAGGGTATTTTCATCTGTCATCGATATGCCTGCCGGACACGGGCATGTCACCCTGACTTTCAATGTTTCTTCATATGGTGCTAATAACTGGACGCCAACGACCAGTATCAGCGACCTTCTTGTTGTCGTGATGAAGAAATCAACAGCCGGTATCAGTATCAGCTGAATTTTATAACCCCAATACGGGCGCCAGAAATGGCGCCTTTTTTATTGCAGAAAAGCGAGAGGTAATTATGCGTAAATTATGTGCTGTTATTCTGTCTGCAGTAGTCTGGCTGGTCGCCGCTGGTACGCCAGCGAGTGCAGCAGAGCATCAGTCCACACTAAGCGGCGGGTATCTTCAGTCCCATACTGATATGCCCGGAAACGATGACCTGAAGGGCATTAACGTGAAATACCGTTATGAGTTTACGGACACACTGGGGATGGTGACGTCATTCAGCTATGCAGGAGACAAGAATCGCCAGCTGACCCGTTACAGTGATACCCGCTGGCATGAAGATTCCGTTCGTAACCGCTGGTTCAGCGTAATGGCGGGGCCGTCTGTGCGCGTGAATGAATGGTTCAGCGCGTATGCGATGGCGGGTGTGGCTTACAGCCGTGTGTCGACTTTCTCCGGGGATTATCTCCGCGTAACTGACAACAAGGGGAAAACGCACGATGTGCTGACCGGAAGTGATGACGGTCGCCACAGCAACACGTCTCTGGCGTGGGGGGCTGGCGTGCAGTTTAACCCGACCGAATCCGTGGCCATTGATATTGCTTATGAAGGCTCCGGCAGTGGTGACTGGCGCACTGACGGTTTCATCGTGGGTGTCGGTTATAAATTCTGATTAGCCAGGTAACACAGTGTTATGACAGCCCGCCGGTTCAGGCGGGCTTTTTTGTGGGGTGAATATGGCAGTAAAGATTTCAGGTGTCCTGAAGGACGGAGCGGGTGAGCCTGTCGTAAACTGTGCGATTGAATTGCGTGCCAGAAGAACCAGTCCGACAGTTGTGGTTAATATTGTGGCAACCTGTCTTACGGGAAGTGATGGCGGGTATACTATTAATGCTGAGCCGGGATTTTATGATGTATTTTTGTCCCGCTCAGGGCATCCTCCTGTAAAGGCGGGGGAAATTTATGTTGCACCGACAGATGAGCCGGATACGCTGAATGCTTTTCTGGATGCACCAAAGGAGGGTGATTTACGCCCTGAGGTAATGAAGCGTTTTGAGGAAATGATAAATACCGTTGTTCGCTTGTCTGAGCAGGTGGTCAGTGACAGGGAGAGAGCAGAAACAGCTGCTGATGATGCAATCAATGCAGCAACATCTGCGGCGGTTAGTAAGGATGAGGCAGAAGAGCTAAAAAATCAGACACAGCAGAGCGCCGAAGCTGCAGCCGGAAACGCACAGCAGACGGCACAGGATGTGACGACAACCGCAACGGCCCGTGATGATGCGGAACGTTTTGCGGGTGAGGCAGAAAACAGCGCACAGTCATCAGGCACAGCGCGGGACGAAATCAGTCGATGCCGCCGAACGCGCCCGCCTTTATCATAATGCCGCATCATCAGCAGCGACCAGTTCAGAACTGTCGGCAAATGCGGCGCTGGGGCACAAAAACAGTGCCGCCGAATACGCCCGACAGGCTAAAGCCAGCCAGGATGCAGGTGCAGACAATGCGCAGGAAGCGAAACAGTACAGGGATGAGGCGCAGCAGATAGTTGATGACCTGAAATGCAAACAAATGCCAGCACGACAGAAAAAGGTCTGGTGCAACTGTGTAGTGATACGGACAACGACAGCGATGAACTGGCTGCCACGCCAAAGGCTGTCAAAGCCGTCATGGACGAAACGAAAACAAAAGCGCCACTGGACAGCCCGGCCTTCACCGGCACCCCAACCACCCCAACCCCACCGGATGATGCCGCCGGTCTGGAAGCAGCGAACGCAGCGTTTGTGCGCAAACTGCTTGCTGCGCTGGTTGGCTCATCGCCGGAAGTTCTGGACACCCTGAACGAGCTGGCAGCGGCG